CCTGTAATTGATGTCAATCAGACGGGCAATGCGGTCACGATCTTTGTGATTCTCAAAGCCCTTCTTGCGAATGGAAGCAATCAACGTCCTGACATTACCAGAAAGGGTTGAATCAAATTCTGACATGTCACCTGCATAATGGATTTGGCACCTGGCGTGGTTTGTGTAAACATAATCCATCCAGTAGCCATTAAGAGGCATGCCAACCTTAATAGGTGTTGTCCTCCACTGGAAATTGTGATTTGGAGAATAATTCCAGACTGTTGACATAATGTATTGCCCAATAGGTGATCCAATAACAGTACGCAATTTGTCTGCCAAATACTTCCTAGGGGGCAGAGCTTCATCCTTGACGGAAACATGAGCAACAGGAGCCAGCAAAGGGGCAAACTCAAAAGTGGCCCTCCAAAGCTTCTTGAAGTTTGCATAGCCTATGGTGGAAATAAACTTCCAACGCGAATACTTCTTGCGTGGGTTGTCTGGGTCTACCATGAAACTACCAAGTGAGTACTTCTTCTCCCACATTTTAATGATATAATTGAATGGGGTGATGCGTGAATACTTGAAGATGTCGCCAACCAAGTACCAAACATCTTCTATGTCAATATCTGGATAATCGTATCGAGGCGATTTGAAGTACCTAGCAACAGACTCTAGCTCATTGTCAGCAGTGCGGTACTCCTCAGTGCGCCTCCACTCCACAGCCTTGACACGCAGGGGGTCAAGAGCCGTGTCAACATAAACCTTGCGGTTATGTATGCCTTGCTGCCAATCAGTGCCAGAAATGAGCCAATCAGCATAACCCTTTGACGAACCAAAACGGGAAGGTTCTGTCAGGTTGACATTAATGGGCCACCCAGCATCCCGCATGATATCAAGAGTCTCCTGGATATGCTCTCTATCATAAGAACCCTTTCCCCCCATAAGGTAATGGGGAAGACCGAGATCACTAACAACAATGGCAAGTTTGGCGACTGTGTCTGTAAAGACGGGCAATACACCAGAACTCCTGGTTGTGGGGAGAAACCCGCCACGTGACAACCACTTCCGGGAAACAAAATTATATTCAACAGCAGCAGATGTTATGTCCACTGCAACGGAGGTGGCCATCCACTTCAACCAAGTGACGAAGTCTTTAGAGAAAAGGGAAAAGAAAGAAATCATTAGAGACCAACCTACACCAATTCCAAAAAGAATCGCACCTGGGTTCAACATAAAAATGGAAACACTGAACAATAAATAAAACCGAAAAAGGGTTACAACCCTTTTTAGTGGTTTCAACCACAAAGCAAAGAAAAAGTTCAGTGACCAAAGAACCAAGAAGACATGAAGCTTAGGGCCAGGTAACAAATGCTCATGGCAATGAACTATAAACCTGGACCAGAAAACTGATGTTAATTCATAGTAACTATTGTA